ACACCGAAGACTTAAACCAGCTGGCCGACCGTGGCGTCCCGATCTATCAGTGGCTCGGCGAGGAGGCGGGGGTTGCCGCGGGCGACGTTAAGAAGCTCGCCGCCGACGGAAAGATCTCGTCGCAGATGCTCGAGTCTGCAATCTCCAAGCACATCGGCGGCGCCGCTAAGACGATGGGCGCCAGCTTCTCCGGTTCGGTGGAGAACGCGCAAGCCGCGCTAGGTCGTCTCGGTGAGGCCCTGCTGAAGCCTGTGTTCGGTAGCGCCGCCGGCGGCGTCACCGCGATAACCGATGCACTAAACAATGTCACCACGTGGATTAACAACAACCAGGGGCTGATTGCGACGTTCTGGCAGGGCCTCGGAACATTCGCCATCAACGCGGCGCAAAGTACCTTGCAGGCGGTCGGCGATATCACCGTCGGTATTGGTGAGCTCGTCGGCGGCATCGGCAACACTTGGGGAACGCTACTTAAAATCAAGGCCGCAGCCTCACGCGCCACCGGCGACGGTGCCGAGGCTGATCGACTGACCAAGGAGTCTGAGGCGGCGTACGGCTGGGGCGAAAGCATTAAAGCGGCCGGCGAGAAGATTAAAGGCACCGCCCAAAGCATGGACGGCGCCCGGGACCGTCTTAGCGCTTGGGGTTCTGACGCGCGAACCACCGCAGATACTTTGGCGAAGCTCGGCGACAACGCCGGCGAGTCGTCCACGAAAATCAAGGAAGCGTTCGGACAGCTCCCAACCAATGTCCCCGTCACAATCGAAACACCGGGCGGGCCGGAAGCCTACGACCTGCTTAAGCAGCTGGGCGCAGAGGTTAGCGTCAACAACGACAAGCAGATCACGGTGGGCGCACCTTTGGCGCCGGAAATTCTCACCACGCTGAAAAGCCTCGGGTTTGAGGTTACGCAGAACAACGACAAGACCATCAGCGTTAAGCAGGTCGGTGCTGAGGCCGCCGGTAAGCAGATCGACGACGCCGCCAACAAAGAGCGAACCGCCAGCATCAGCGTCATCGCCAAGTACGGCGAAGGCATCGCCACCGACCCGGGCATACAGCGCCAGTTCACTAACGACTTCCGCAACGCGTTTGGAGCGTCAGCCCGCGCCGATGGCGCAATCGTGCCCATGGCTAACGGCGGCTTGCGGGCGATCGATAAACCGCAACAGGCTGATATTTACGATGGCGTCGGAGCTGGCACCGTTTTTGCCGAAGAAGAGACCGGCGGTGAGGCGTACATCCCACTGGCACCGAGTAAACGAGAACGCTCCACCGCAATCCTTGCCGAGGTGGCGAAGATGTTCGGACTCACGCTGAGCTCCCCGTCCGGATCGAGCGGTAGCACCGTCTCCGGCGGTAGCTCTGTATCGGGCTCCGGCGACATTGTGGGTTCGTTAAAATCCGCGGTCACCGATCCGATTGTCTCAGCTTTGGACAACATCCGGCAGGCCCTGTCGAGTGGCGGTGGATCTCGATACTCTGGCGGCTCGTCCGTGTACGGTTCCGACGCGGCACTGCTGGCTATGGTCCCCAAGGGCGGACGCTACGACTCCGGCGGCGACCTGTCCAAGGGCCTAGCTGACTGCACCAGCGGCATTGAAGACCTCGTTAACATGATGGACGGAAAGTCAACGGCGGGCCGCTCGATGGCGACGGGCAACGCCGCCGAGTGGCTGAGCGCCCACGGGTTCCTCCCGACCGGTAAGCCCGTACCCGGCGCGTTTAATGTCGGCTACAACAGCCATCACATGGAGGGGACGTTACCCGGCGGAACTAACGTCAATTTCGGCTCGGATTCCGCGGTGGCGTCCGGCGGAACCGCCGGCGCCGCGGGCGCGTGGGGTGACACGTCGTTTACGCAGCATTACTACCGGGCCGTGGACGCTTTGTCGGGCGGTGCGGATTCGTGGGAGACACTCACCACGGCGACCGGCGACCTTAACGCCGCCATCACCGCACGCACCGACGCCGAGACACAAATAACCGACGCCGCTACTCAGCAGGCCGAACAGAAGAGCAGCGGCGGGCCGGATGGTTCGTCGTTCGGTCAGTCGCTTGTGTCCGGGATGCTGCAGGGAATCGGCCTAGATGGGTCGGTGTTCTCTAACCCGCTGGAGTGGCCGAACGTGAAGTCGGCGATGGCTTTGGCTAACTGGGGTGGCGGGATGTTGCAGGGCCTCGCCGGCGGCCCGGCAGGCTCGACGCAGCCCATACAGAATCAGCCCAACGCGGCACACGCCGGCACCGGTGCAGCGCCCGGCCCTTCCGTCGTTGTTAACGGAAATATCGGCATGAACCCTCGCGACTTCACCCAGCGGGTGGACGCCGCACAGAACCAGTCGGTTAGGCGCAACCTAGCTGCAGTGAGGCCGGCATGACGCGCGAGGAAAGTTTGCCGTTCGACCGGTGGTCTCGGTTCGACACCAAAGAAGAAGTAGCACTCGGGCTCGATGATTGGGTGCGCGCGGACGGTACGCCGATCTATGCGCCGGTATCCGATAGGCACCCAGGCTGGCAGCGTTACACCGCGTGGCAGGACTTGGGACCGTGGGGTCGGCAGCTACGCGGACGACACACCAAGATTGTCTATGTTTCCCCGGACGGTAACCGGCTGTGGAATCTGGCCGGCGATTGGGCCGGCAAAGAGGGCGTGGTCCTTTCCGAGCGTCTGCAAGGCGCCATGCACGCGCCGTTCGATCAGCGCTACACGGCCGGCTCGTACGCAATAGGGGAGAACCTCGAGCGCACCGATTATCGTAAACGTGTGTTCCATCTCGGCGTCATTGTGGCGCCGCATGTGAACCTGCTGGCTCGGAAACGATTCCCGGACAATGAGTTTGCGTATCGCATGCTTGAGGAGCAGTGGTGGTCGGATTGGCCGGAGAACCACCGAGCACCGGCCGGATTCTGGGGCATGTACACCCGCACGCACGGGTGGCGCTGGATCCGCGTAAGGCAGGGCGAAGCGAACGACCAGGTGATCGACTTGGACCCGGTGGCCTACGGAAACAACGCACAAGCCTGGTCTATGACCGTGCACTCGGAGTTTCCGTTCTACTCCAAGCGTCCGTACACAAAGTTGTGGGTTAACGACGCCGCGAATGCGCTCATCAACGGAAAGAACCACGGCGTTCTGCACTTACCGAACCGCGGCGACTGGGACCAGTTTCCTAAATACATCGTTGAGGGGGCCGGCCTCGTCACCATCCAGGACGGCATCACCGACCGCATGGTCGAGCTTCCCGAGATCTACCCGGGCGACGGCGCGGTCCTGGTTGACACCGACCCGGCCAAGCGAACACTCACCGCGGCGAACGACCCCGCCGACAAACTGTTCTACAAGATCATCCGCAACTCAGAGATTCTCGACTACCTGCTGGGCGACGTCACCGACGCGGACTCCGGAGTTCCCGTCGGCCGGCGCATGCCCGGCGGAATCGGCTTCACCTCGCAGCTACCCGCTAAGGCCAATACATCCATCAGGGTTACGCACACAAACCCCAACGGCAAGATCACCGCTGTGGTGCCGCAGTGGTACAAGATGGGCTACGCGTAAATGGGTGGCTTTGTTGCACGGCCCCCGCGCCCCGAGGTACACCAGATCACCGAGGGCAACGACGCCCTCAGCAAGTGGCGGCTACTCGATGCGCGCCGGCAGCTGGTGCTCGACTCCAACCGGCAACGCCCCCTAATCCGTCTGTGGGACAAAAAGTTCGCTTACCTCGGCACGGTCACCGCTGAGCGTTCCGCGGAGTACGGCCGGCTCATGGACGACTCGGCCACAATCACTCTGAGCCTTGCCTGGTCTGATTGGCTGGCCGACCTGTGCGCACACCGCACCCGGGTCGAAGAGGATCTTCACATCACGGTTGACCCTAACCCGAATAACCGGTCATGGCGGACGCGTCTTGGCTACCGTGTTACCGCGGTTCGTGCCGTAAAGCACGACGACGGAACCAAGACGGTTGAACTCGAGGGCATCTCGCTACGTGAGCATGCAAAGCACCTCAGGATCGCCAGCACGCCGACGTGCCCGCCCGAAGCTCAGCCGATGAAGTCGTGGTTCTGGTTGTCGAACCTGCGCAGCGGTTTAGCGTTCACGACGTTTATAAACTTGGCCCGCAACTTCTGGCCGTTTCTCGCCGTGCCGATCTCGCTGATGGATCCGGTGCACTGGGCGACAACGCGCGCCGGCAACATGAGCCCTCTGCATTGGCCGATCCAGGTTCAGTTTGTGGCGCCGCTCCGGGACCAGTCCAGGTTGCTTCCGATTGCGTCCCGGTGGGGCGATCTGCACTCGGTGGCCGAGCCACTCATGGCCGACGCCGGCGTCTGCCTCGTCGACTACATTTGGTTGCCGGAGGACACCACCTCACCGCACCCCGAGCTAGCTGACCTTGTGGGGGAGGAAGCGGCTCGGCCGTCACGGGCGTGCATCGTTCTCGCTTTTGAGGACAGGTCGGGCCACATCGGAATGACCGGGGGGCCGCTCGACGGCGTTCTCGACCTTGTATCGGCGACGCTCGACGACACCATCACCGAGGTTATTTTACCTGTTGACCGCAATGGCGACGGCGTCACGGACCCCTTTTTCCGGAAGCTGATGGGGTCGGCTCCGGTGCCCCCGTCGCTGGTATGGCGGGACTGCGAATACAGCGGCCTATCGCAGAGCGAGCACAAGTTGCAGCGCGCCACATCGCAGACCGTGTACACCGGCGGGCACAGCCCCGAATGGCTCAACCAGACTCTGCAGTTCCTCGAGTCCTGGGCACTCGCGCAGTTGGATACCACCATCACCACAGGGGTGGGTGAGGACTTCCAGATGCCCGCCACATCAGGACTCAACGCCGTTGTACAGGGCCAGACAAACGACCTGCTTCTCGCGTTCCAGAAGTTCACGAACCCCAAAACCGCGGTGTGGCTTAATGATTACGCACTGTTGGAGGGTTTCGAGCAGGGCAACGGCACCGCCTATGTGGTGTCGGCGGCTCTGACACTGAGGCAGGGGCTCTACAAACGGTCCCCAAAGGTCACTTTCACCATGTCGGCCCGCGACGGCGAGCCGTGGTGCTATGGATACGACTACACCGTCGGCGACCGCGGACTGTTCGAGATCGACTACATCTACTACACCGAACAGATACGCGGCGTTAAGTGGTCCTACAACCGCGATACCGCGGTGCACTCCGAGTTGGCCATCGGGAAGAACGCCGACCGCGACCCGTTCGAGTCCGCCATGAAAGCACTGTCGGACGGCTGGAACGCCATAGGGTCGCTTATCGGTGGTGCGGCGGTGGCGCAGTGAGCGCGACACAGCAGGAGCTGTCGGCCGCAATGCGGCGCCTTGCCGACTCGTTGGCTTTCGTGCGCGGACCCGACGGAGAGGTTCTCTACTTGGGAGACAAGGCGTTGCACGTGGCGTGGCATCTTGCCCGCGCCGGCGCCGACGTGAACCCCGACAAGGCCGTCATTAAGCGGCGACCGCTTCCCGCTGGGCCCGGCCAGTTGGCTGGAATGGTCGATTGGGTTCCCGTCGACGCACCCGACACCGGAGCCGCAGAAGCATTCACCGCTCACGGCGAACTGCCCGATCCGGCAACGCTTCTCGATTCGATTCCCTGGCACGTCCGCACAAAGATAGAGGGAGACTTCACGTGACCGCACCAATCCCCGGAGACCCAGTATTCCTCGGGTCGTTCCTCGCAAATACGCACTGGTACGGAGTCGTGGGTTCGGGAGACACCCCGGCGATGCAGGTGGCCACTATGGAGGCCGTCGGGCAGGATGCCGTGGTCTGCCTCGACGCCCTCAAAGGTGAGCGCGGCGAGAAAGGCGACCCCGCCGACATTGTGCGGATGCAGTGGGACGTTCTGATCACACAACCATCAGAGCTGCCAACAGATCTAAACAGCACCACCGATGTTGGGTTGGCCTGGTGGATAGGCAACCTGGTCTACGTCTGGGTGGGTGACCACTACGTGTCCAAGGCGATGGGCTCGCCCGGTCAGACCGGCGAAACACCACACGTAACCGTAACCTCAGAGCTAATTCCACCCGGGGAAACCTCGACAGTGGAACAGTCCGGAACAACTCTTAACCCACACCTGCACTTTAAGATCGCCGCGCCGCGAGGCCCGACCGGCCCGGCCTCAGCCATTCAGCTGGCCGAGGACTACGACAACACGCTTCCACCCGTCGGCGGTCAGGTCGTCACGTGGAACGCGGACAAGTCGAAGTTCGAGTCGTCGGACTTCGCCGCCAAGCACCCGCGGCTGTACTCAGTCCCCGAGGCCGCGTTCACCGATTACAGCGGCATGAACCAGCGGCACACGATCCTCAGCTACACCATGGAGGCTCAGGACTTCGACTGGGTGCCGTACATCCACGGCCACATAAAGGCTTACGGAATCACGTTGGGCGGCAGTGAGGGCGCCACCACCATCGGCTGCGAGGTT